AACTATGTACGCAGGTGATATCCAGGAAGTTGAAGACGTTGATTTTAGGTCCAACTCCGGTGACATTAAGACCGCCCACAATCTTTTCCGTTTCGCCATTGAAACTAAGAAAGGAGATTGTGGCGGTGTCTATGTTTCCGCCGACACTCACTTTGGACAGGGTTGCCGAAACCTGATTGGTTTACACCAGTTAGGAATTAAAGGCTCCCGTGTCGCTTTCTGTTTACCGAGGACTAGAGAAGACTTCGAGGAATGTGCTGCCCTCTTAAATGATGACAGCCCTTCCGAGGAGGACACTCCGTCCTACGTTCTCCAGCCTACGGCTGAAGAGCAAAACGGTTTATTCCGCGACCATAATATCCAAGGTGTGCTTCCCCTCCACCTCAGACCACACACCGTGACCGACACGGAGATTCGTCCTTCTCTCATACAGAAGTCCCTCTTTGTCGATTGCAACTTGTGGCCCGAACCCAAGACCGCGCCCGTTGTTTTGAAGCGTTCTAAGACTCATGACCCTTTCGCCGCGGCGTTTGTTAAGGTGCAAACCACAAACACGCCGTGGACTCCCGAAGTCACTGAATCCTATGAATACGCCAAGCAACGAGTGCGTGCCGATCTCGGAGCTCCGATACTTAAGAGACCACTCACTAACCATGAGACTATTAATGGTCTTCCCCAGTACGGAATTCTGAGAATTCCACTCAACACATCTTTGGGCTTCCGTGGCGAGACTTTCTCCCGTCTTAACTATAAAGACAGAAGAGATCTCTTCACGGTTCGCTCCAAGACTCCTCAGTATATTCTCGATTGGGCCGAGGCACCCCGCCAAGGCACAGACGAGGATATTTATCCTATCCCAGCTCTCCATGCAGAGTGGGCGCGTATTGAAGCGCTTTTGCGCAATAATATCTCCCCATTCGTCGTCTGGATTGACCAAGTCAAGGATGAGCGGAAGTTGAAAGAGAAGACCCTCAAAGGCCGTATCTTTTCGTTTCCCCCTATCGCATTTGCACTCATTACCCGCAAGTATTCGGCTATGATGGGAACCTTAATTGGTGACCCCTCACGCCGCGTACGGAATGGGTGGGCCTACAAGGTCAACCCCGATTCCGCGGAATGGGAGCATTTGTGGAGTTTCCTCGTCGCGTTCGAAAAGTTTATTGCCGGTGATATGGGCAACTTCGATGCCCTTACACCCGCACAACTTAACGCTATTGCGCGAGCACTACACTCCGAAATCTTTGACGAGTTCCTGGATGAGGGTTCTCGGAATGCTGTTCGTATCAGCATCGAAACCCACATCCACGCAATTCGCCTCGGACCCGGAGGAATACTCTACATGCCCTGGTTCGGAGGTCTTTCCGGACACTCCTGGACCACCATCCTCAACATGATC